TCCTAGATCGTCTGGATTTACTGGTAGTATAAAAGTTAACTTTTCTTCGGTAACAAACGACGATACAGCAACTCTAGTACTAGAACTAATTAAAGATTATACTTAGGAGTCTTTATGACTTACTCAGGCACTAGAACATTTAATCTCTCAATAGAAGAGATAATAGAAGAAGCATTTGAAAGATGCGGTCTTGAAGTTCGTAGCGGTTACGATTTAAGAACAGCAAGAAGATCTTTAAATTTAATGTTTGCTGATTGGGCAAATCGTGGTCTTAATTTGTGGACTATAGATTATGCTACACAGGTAATGACACCTGGCACTAATTTTTATTCTGTAGGTAAAAACACCGTTGATATTATAGATGCTGCAATAACAACAACAGCAGAGGCAACATCTAATTTAGAAGGTGACAGTAATACTACAGATGTAACTATTACAAAAATATCTAGAACTGAATATCTTAACTTAAGTAGAAAACAAGAAGATGGAACTAGCGGTGATGCTAGACCCACACAGTATTGTTTAATTAATGGACAAGTTACTGTAAATGGTGGCAGCAACACAGGTAGACCAGAACACAATCTTACATTATTTGTTTATCCTAACCCTGACAAAGCATACATACTTAAATATTTTTTTGTAAATAGAATACAAGACGCAGGAGCATATTCTAATAATGCTGACGTTCCTTTTTATTTTCTTCCTTGTTTAGTTTCAGGATTAGCTTATTATGTGTCATTAAAAAGAGCACCGATGTTAACATCGGGATTAAAAGCAGTATACGATGAAGAATTTGAGAGAACTGCTGATGCTAACCGAGAAAGAGTCTCGTTTAGAGTTAAACCGGCGCAAGCATACATACCATAGGAGGTAATATGCCAAAATGTGAAACATGTGGTCATACATGTCATTGTATAGTGGATGGTTCATGCACTGTTGATAGATGTGATTGTGGCAATTGTGTTTGTAAAAAGGAGGACTAATGAGTAACCCAAGATATAATAAACAAACCGCTAATAAACGTATAGGTGGAAAAGGTGGTAGAAGTTTTGGTCGAGGTCAAATAGAAATACCTAAAGCTGTAGAAGCTGGAGCAATAACCACAAAAGGTATTGCACCTGCAAAAGGAAAAGCTGAAGAAATTTCTATTTCTAAAGGTCAAGAAAAAGGAACAGCTTTAGGCATGGGTGCTGCTGTAAAAGGTGGCGGTTATACCTGGACATAATGACAAAAAAGAAATCATTGTCACAAAAAAGAAAAGCTAAGTCTGATAAAAATAAAAAAGGCATAGCAAAAGGTTGTGGAATGGTAATGGAGAATAGAAGGAAAAAAACAAAATATGCGTAAGACAGCGAAGAAAAAAATAAAAAAAGTAATAAAAGGTTTAAAAAAAGCTTCTAAATTACATGCTGGGCAAGCAAAGTCTTTAAAGTCAGTGATGAAAAAGAAAAATGGCTAAGACACCTGCTTGGCAAAGAAAAGAAGGTAAAAGTAAATCCGGTGGATTAAACGCTAAAGGAGTTGCATCTTATCGTAAAGCTAATCCTGGTTCTAAACTTAAGACTGCGGTTACTACAAAACCTTCTAAATTAAAAAAAGGTTCTAAAGCAGCAAAACGTCGTAAATCGTTTTGTGCTAGAATGGAAGGAATGAAAAAGAGAAGAACAAGTGCAAAGACAGCTAGAGATCCTAATTCAAGGATTAATAAATCTTTGCGTAAATGGAATTGTTAATGGCATACGCAAAAGGAAAATACGCTAAATTTATTTCTGACCGTAGTGGATTAGAATTTCCATATTCAGAAATGGTTACAGAATGGAATGGCATGAAAGTTCACACAAGTGAGTATGAACCTAAAGCTCCACAAATTATGCCACATGTTCATGATCCAGATCCTATTGCATTAAAAGATCCAAGACCTGCAAGAACAGAACCAAAAACAGAACAACTATTAACTTTAAATCCTTTTATATTTACTAACGGCAGTACCACAGTAACTGTAAGGTTACCAGGTCATGGTTTTACTACAAGTGACACTGTTAGATTTAGAGAAATAGGTTCACCTTTACTAGGTGCTTCGGAATCTGAATTAGAAACGGCTTCAGGTTTTTCTTTATCTTCTAGCACTATAACTGATGATAATTTTACAATAACGGTTACAACAGCACCTAATTCTACAGGTATAGGTGGTGGAGGAATGGCTTCTGTAGGGCCAATAACGGTGAGCGCATGACAACATATACAGAATTAAAACAACAAATAAGAGATTACACAGAAACAGATTCTAGTGTTTTAACTGACACTATTATAAATGATTTTATAGAACATACAGAAAACAGGATATTAAAAGAGTTAGATTTACCAGTATTTAGATCTTATCAATTTTCTAATTTTACAGCTGGTAATGGGTTTATAACTTTACCTGGTGGAGCAGCTACTGTTCCTACACAATATTCTGTTATTAGAAGTGTTATGATATATCCACCTTCTGGTGCAGAAGAAAGAACATATTTACAACAAAAAGACGTAACATTTATGGACGAATTTCATCCAGATAGAACGGTTACTGGAACACCAAAGTATTATTGTAAATGGGACTATAATACTATATACGTAGTACCAACACCAAGTCTTGCATTTAAAATAGAGGTAGGTCTTATAAAACTACCAGACAGATTGTCATCTACAAATAGTAATACTTGGTTAGGAGATAACGCACCTACACTTATGTTGTATGGCTGCCTTATTGAAGCCTTTAAGTTCTTAAAAGGCCCAGCAGAAATGCTGCAACTTTATATGCAATCGTATGAAACTTCTTTACAAGAGGTTGCTGCGCAACAAATGGGTAGAGGTAGAAGAGACGAATGGGCAAATGGTGTCCTACGTGTGCCTCGACCATCAATTTTACCTGGTTATAGTAAACCAATAGAAGGAGGACAATAAAATGGCAATATCATCATCAACTGTAACAACCAGTTTTAAAACACAAGTTCTTACAGGAACGCATAATTTCACTGCATCATCCGGTGATACTTTTAAAATTGCATTGTACACTAACTCATCTAACTTAAGTGCTTCTACAGCTACTTACGCAGATGGTACAGCAACTAACGAGTATTCAGGTACAGGATACACTGGTGGAGGTAATACTCTTACAAGTGTAACACCAGTAGCAGATGGAACAACTGCAGTATGTGATTTCGCAGATACGTCTTGGACTTCAGCAACAATAACAGCACATGGCGCTTTGATCTATAATAGTTCAGAGAGTAACAAATCTGTTCTTGTGTTGAATTTCGGTGGGGATAAAACATGCACTAACGGCACGTTTACAATTCAATTCCCTACAGCTGACGCATCTAACGCTATATTAAGATTAGCGTAGGAGTAACATGGCTTTAATTTTACACGATCGCGTAAAAGAAACCACTACTACGACTGGAACAGGTACATTAGACCTAGCTGGTGCAACTGGTGGATTTGAAAGTTTTGTAGCTGGTATAGGTACTACTAACAGAACTTTTTACGCAATAGTAGGAAGGACCACTACTGAATTTGAAATAGGTATGGGCACCGTAACGGATGCTTCACCTGACACTTTGTCTAGAGACAGAGTTATATCAAGTTCTAATAGTGATAACAAAGTTAGTTTCAGCGCTGGAACTAAGGATGTTTTTTGTACTTTACCGGCATCAAAAGAGGGTCTGCCATTCCCTTCAGTTGACTTTGGTAATTCAACTGCACCACAGATTATAACTGTAACGGTAGATAGTAAAACAATATTACATCCTTACTACGGAGATGGATCTAGTCTTGGTTATTACTTAAATGGTTTGGAATCACCTGCTATTAGATTTTCTGGTGTAGATACAGGAGAAAAATATTATTACAGATTTGATCAAAGTGATAGTAGTAACTCAGGCCATCCACTTAGATTTTATTTAGATTCAGCAAAAAACACTGAATATACAACTGGTGTAACCAACACAGGCAGCTCACCTGCACCTGGTAGTTCTGGTGCATACACACAAATAGCTGTAGATTCAGAAACACCTAACATTTTATATTATCAATGTTCTTCGCACGGATACATGGGTAACCATGCCGTAGCAATAACAAATAAAGTTAATTCTAATTTTAGCACACTTGGTGATGTAACTGTAGGAAGCAAATTAAAATTACCTACAAACACTGCAAACAAAATATTAATCGCAGACGGAACAAGTTTTGAAGAAGTAGATATGTCAGGCGACGCTACAATAGCATCTGGTGGTGCTTTAACTCTTGCTAATTCAGGTGTATCAGCAGCTAGTTATACAGCAGCAAATATAACTGTAGACGCAAAAGGTCGTGTAACAGCTGCTTCTAGTGGCTCGGCAGGCGCTTCTGCTGGCTTTGTAATTGCAATGTCGGTTGCACTTTGATATAAGGAGAAACCATGGCACAAGATTTTGAAAACGTAAAAGCAAGAAATATAGGCACAAGTGCTTCGACTTTACTTACAGCCAACTCTGACGACGCTCTTATTGGTATTCGTGTTGCTAACGTTGTAGCGCAGACAATACA